GGCAATTATGGTCATGTCTGCATACGCAGAGGGCAAGGCAGCAGGAAAAGTCGAGGAGCGTCGCAGATGGGAGCAGAAAGAGGCAGTTGCAACGACCGCCTAACCGGACACGAAAACAACAGGTGAGAGCCTTTTTGATAGATTGGAGGTGCAGCAGGTGAGTGAACAGAACATCAAGAAATTTTATGAGACATTAGCGAGAATCATTTCTGAACGTGAGCAGGTGAAAATCACCGTGAGCGTCTCAAAGAAAGAAAAAGCAGCATAAAGACAAAAAACGGATGACCGCTGCGAACGGTCATCCGTGTGTCAATCGGCGTCGATTGATATGTTTCAAACTAAGAATATTATATCAAATCTGACACGAAAAAGCAACTCAAAAACGACCGGAAAGGTCGGGAAAACAAAGGGTTTTCGGAGGTTTTGTCGTCCTTGTAATAGATACTAACAAGTCTACGAAAACATAACAGGAGGATTGTGTCAGATGGCAAGAAAAAGAGGGATGCAGTTTATCCCGTATGATTATGAGGCAGCATATAACAAAGCGATGGAGGACATGCACGAATGGTTCATTGAGAACCTGTTCCAACATCGAAAGAAAGTGATATATGCACTCAAAGAGATAACAGCAGGAGACCAGTTTGAAATTGAGATATATCCGCAGTTCCGGAGTATGGATGAAGTACCTCCGGAGGGGAGGACAATCAAGAAAGACAACAACAAGGCTCAAAAGAATCTGAATGACAAGAACGCAAGGAAATACGTTGAGAGGTTAATCAACGAGAATTTCAGCGACCGTGATATTTGGATGACATTGACCTATGATGACGCACACCTCCCGCCGGATGGGGATGTTGATGCAGCAATCAAGAATGTGCAAAAGTACATCCGACGCATCAACTATCAGAGGAAAAAGAGGGGTCTCCCGAACGCAAAATATGTCTATGTGACCGCATACAATCCGGATGCGGAAATCAGATGGCATCATCACATTGTCATGGATGGTGCTTTAGACATGGAGACGGTTGAATCCTGTTGGAAACAGTCAAGCAGGAATGAGGTTCGCAGGTTGCAGACGGACGAAAACGGTCTGTCCGGTATGGCGAATTATATTGTCGAAGAAAAGAACCGTGTTCCGTCAGAAAAGAGATGGAACAGTTCGCAGGGATTGAGAGACCCACGAATCAAGGTCGTACACTCCAAACGTCCGGCAGCAGGAGGCAGTTATAAAAAAATAGGCTCATTCGTTGACGGAATGGTCAAAGACAGGGATTCCATTCCGGAGATATTAAAAAAGTGGTATCCGGACATGGATTTCACGAACGCAAATGTGTACTACAACGATTTTAACTGCATGTTTTACATACATGCACGAATGAGGAAAAGGAGGCTACAAAGTGAAAAGACGGAAAAGACAGGCAAGACATGCAGGACGACGTGATGCGTTCCATTTAACCATGATTGCGGTATTGATGACGGTGTTGTGCTTGATGATAGTGAACATCAAAGAACCGGAGCAGACCGAGGAGGAGCAGCCGGAGACGACACATGCGGAAGTGGTGCAGAATCCGGAAACAATCGTGCAGACAGCAGAGGAGACCGAAAGCAAATACAAGGTTTTTGATGGTATGTCCGAGGACTGGGGGAGCGATGACCTTGAGGAATTCGTGCTTTATAAGTTACCGGAACAGTATGCGGATAAAGGCTATTTTCCGGAGAAAATGCAGATATACACAAGATGTCTATGCAAGCAAAATGACGTTCCCTATGCCCTTGTACTGGCAATCATCGAGCATGAATCCGGATATGAATTTGACAAGGTCGGAGACGGCGGGCAGTCAAAGGGATATATGCAGATATATGAGAAATGGCACACTGACCGGATGAAACGGTTAAGCTGCACCGACCTCATGAACCCGTATCAAAACGTGAGGGTCGGGATTGATTTCCTGTCGTACCTGCTCAAGAAATACGGCACGGTGCAGGATGCACTTGCAGCGTACAACTACGGTGAAAAGGGTGCGAGGGAACATTTGTGGAGCAATGGCGTGTATGTCTATTCATACAACAGTGCAATCATGCAGAGAATGAAAGAGATTGAGGAGGTGGTCGGGAAATGAGTTTTGACTGGCGACCGGAATCAAAAGACAGGTATTTCAGAAAAGCCGAGGCAGCAGTCAAGGCAGCGGGATTCGATGACATCCTGCAAATCAGCAAAGAACAGTTTGCAATCACGAAAAGCACGGTCAAGGTGTATTTCAAGCCGATTCCGAGAGAGGGAAAGACCCGCCGATGGTGGGAGGCAAAGAAAAGCATCGCAGGGATGCAGGAGCAGTCCGGAGGGCGTGACGAGTTCGGCAGGAAAAAGAAAACCATTTTTATTCATGCCTATATGATTTTAGAAATGGAGGAGCAGGACAGGTGAGGGCAGGAGAAATCATTGAAAGAATCAGACACATGCTCAAGGTCAAGGACTGCAAACATGTATGTCTGTTCTGCGAATATTATGACATGTGCAAAGAGGAGGCGAAAGCGAATGAACATGAGATATGCAAAGAGAAGTGAGGACACGGAGCAAATCAACGTCGTGTCATGGGCGGGATGGAACATGAGCCGTTATCCGGAATTAAAGTGGTTGTTCCATGTACCAAACGGAGGAAGTCGAAACAAGCAGGAGGCAGTCAAATTCAAACAGATGGGTGTCAAAGCGGGTGTTTCTGATTTATGCCTCCCATATCCGAAAGGCTCATACTGCGGGTTATTCGTTGAAATGAAATTCGGGAACAACAGACAGCAGGACACGCAAAAAGAGTTCCTTGCGGATATGGCAGCAGCCGGACATTTTGTTGCAACCTGCTATTCAGCAGAGGAGGCAATCAAGGTCATTGAGGAATATCTGAATTTGTCGGATGCGGTACACATGGAGAGAAATCTGAACATGAGCATCCCGAACAACAGCATCCTCAAGGACGGGAAAATCAAGAATTGAGGAGAAAGGCGATGAAAGTATTGATTGCGTTAGGTATTGCAGCGGTTGTCATGCTTGCGATGGTATTTCTTGCGGTGATTTTATTCGTGGCAGCAGTTGCGGTCGATATAGCGTCCGAATTTATGGACTAAAAAATATAACAGGATAACAGGAGGAAACAACATGAGAATTATTGCGGTAATGTCACCAAAGGGAGGAATCGGAAAAACGACGACATCCGATTCAATCGCCTATATGTTGGGCGAGGAGCAGGGAAAGAGAGTGCTTGTGTTAGACGGAGACCCGCAGGGCGATACATCAAAGACGTTCGGGGTATTTGAACCGGACGGAATCGGAATGAGTGAGCTGCTTGAGAAACATGAATGTGTCGGCGGTACATACAAAACGGGTGATTTGATTCGCCCGACGGAATACTCACACGTTGACATCATTCCGGCGAACGGCTATCTCATGAAAACGGACATGAATTTGCTGCTCAAGTCAGAGGACAATCAAGTCACACGATTGCGTGAGGCGTTGGAGGAGGTAGCAGACGCATACGATTATTGCATTTGTGATTGTGGTCGACTGCTTGACATGGTGGTCATCAATATCCTCATATCGGCAGAGTTAATCATTGCACCCGTAAAGGTTGGAGGATATGAAATCGAGGCATTGCAGAACCTTGAGGAGCAGATTGAGGATTTGAGAGACATCAATCCGGATTTGAGAATCAAGGCACTCATGACCATGCGACAGAAAAACAAGACCTCTCTTGAGGTTGAGGAGTGGTTGAAAGCAGATTCCGGATTTGACATGTTTGTCACTCCGGTTCGCCGTTCCATCGTTGCGGAAAAATCAACAACGGCAATGATGCCACTCCCGAAATTTTCAAAGCGTGGGATTGTGTCTCAAGATTACAGATGCGTTGTGCATGAGTTACTCAAGGAAATGGAGGGGTAAGGCATGGAAAACGAGACAATACAAATCCTTGAGTTATTCGGAGGGATTGGGTCGCCTCGATGTGCCTTGAGAAATTTGAACATTCCAACGAAAGCAATCGACTATGTGGAAATCAATGAAAAGGCGGTGCGTTCGTACAATTCGATGTTCCGTGAGGAATTGGCATATAAAACACAAACGGTTGTCGGATGGAATCTGAAACCGGACATTCTGATTCACGGTTCGCCCTGCCAAGACATGAGCATTGCAGGACATCAAGGAAAAGCAACAGGAGAGGGCAGAATCAACCGAGGCAAAGGTTCAGACGAGGGGAGTGGAACACGTTCCTCCCTCATGTGGGAGACAATACATATCATTGAGAACATGGGCGAATGGCGACCTCGTTATGTAATATGGGAAAATGTGAAGAATGTGAAATCAAAGTACATGAGACCGAATTTTGACAGATACATGGTCGAAATGGAGCGGTTAGGATATACGAATAATTTCGAGGTACTGGATGCAAGAGAGTTCGGATTGCCACAGGCAAGAGAGCGAGTGTTCACGGTTTCTGTTCTGAATGGAGAAAGATTTGAGTTCGATGACCTTATAAGAACACCGATGCGAAACTTGCAGGAATTTCTTGAGGATGATGCAAGTGTTCCGGATGTCTACGATGTGACGCAACCGTCCGTCCTTGCGTGTATCGGAGAAAAAGGCATCCGCAGGGCAACGGTTATCACAGATTGTGCATATACCATCACAACAAGACAAGACCGGACACCTGCACAAGTCATTGACCGAGGCGGTGGACGCTATCGTTATTTGACCGAGCGTGAGTGTTGGCGATTGATGGGGTACACGGACGAGGATTTTGACAGGGCGAAAGCAGTACAGGAAAGAAACGGCAAGTATTACAAAGCATTATACGACCAAGCAGGAAACAGCATCGCCGTTCCGATATTCGAGAGCATATTCAGAAAAATAATTTTGCATGAGGTCGCATGAGACCGGAAAGAGAGGAAAGCACATGGGAAACATCGTGAAAACAGCAAAATGCAGATTCTGCGGTCAGATGACGCAGATTGAGGCAGATGAAAAACTGACAGCAGCACAAGCAGAGGAACAGGCAACAATGACATGTAACTGCACCGAGGCGGTCGAGTATCAGAAAGAGAAACAGAGGAAAGAAAAGGCAATGATGAATGTGTCTGCCTTGTTTGGAGAGAACGCAGCACCGGACAAGAGATGCGGTGAGGGCATCGTGAACATCTTAAAGGCAGCAGTCGAGGAGATTTACACCGGAGGACTTGCGAAAGTCACATTGAACCTCCGAGGGGGGGGTCAAAGCATCAATTTCACAGAATGCAAAGGGTGAAATCAACGTCGAACGTACAGAGACAAAGAAACAGAAACTCACAGAGTAATAACAGGAGGTTGAACAGATGGCAGCAGGATTCAGCGTGAAAGACGCACTCAACAAGAACAGCAAAGCGGGGATTGATGAATCTCCGAGAGCGAGATTCCGGACAAAGGATATTTCAATTTTCAAGATGTACCGGAACGATATGAATTTTTACAGTGTAGAGCAGATTGAGGAACTGGCAGGAGACATCCTCATGTATGGGTTGAAACAGAACCTTGAACTTGTATATGCACCATGCGACAAGGGCGAATATAGAATCGTAGCAGGTGAAAGACGGTGGGAGGCTCTCAAGTACCTTGTGTCAAAGGGATATAAAGAATTTGAACTTGCAACCAGTAAATTGACAACGCCACAGGATAACGACGAGGAGCAGGTTGAAATCATAATTGCGAACGCATACCGTACAAAGACGACCTCCGACATGATTGAGGAGGAAACACGCCTCAAGGCATCTCTTGAACGCATGAAAGCAGCGGGAAAGAAAATCAAGGGATATGACCTGCAATCCGGACGATTGAGGGATGTGATTTCCTCAATGCTGCATGTGAGCAAAACAAAGATTGCACAAATTGAGGCAGTCAACAACAATCTGATTCCGGAATGGAAAGAAGAACTCAAGGGAGAACGCCTCACATTTTCCGCAGCTTATGAATTGAGCGGTATGACAGCAGACGAGCAGCGGGAGGCACTGGGGAAATTCACAGAGACCGGAGAACTCACACACAAAGATGTGAAAGACATGAAAGCAGAAAAGGCAGCAGGGCAGCAGGTGTCAGAATACGACACGGAAGAAAACGGCATGAACCCGCCGGAAGTGAGAGCGGGCGACGATTATGAGACACCGCATCCGGAGGGAATCACATCAATCTGTTATTCCTGCACCGAATATGAGACATGCAACGTCAAAACCGGAACATGTACCTCATGCGACCAGTACAAGAACCGTACAGAGGCATACAAGACCGACGAGCAGAGATATTCAGAGGAACAGGATGCAATCGACCGTGAGACAAAGAAAAAACTCCGTGAGATGGAGCAGGAGGAGAAAATGCAGAACCTCCCATCAGACACACAGGAGACCGGACAGAAAGTGCATCGGATACGCCTTGCAAAGTCTTATTTCGATGATGTGGCAAACGGAATCAAGACATTTGAACTCCGAAAGAATGACAGAGGATATAAAAAAGGCGACATCCTCGAAATGATGGAATTTGCAGACGGAAAGAACACCGGACGCATGGTCAGAGTGCTTGTGACATATATCCTTGAGGACTACACAGGAATTGAGGACGGATATTGCATCATGGCAACAAAACTCATGAAAGACGGTGAGGAACATGAGTTATAAACAGAGACACCCGTATTTGATGCAGATTGTATATATCATCAAATACAGATTGAAGAATTGGAGGAAATAAGTGAAAACAGTATATGTCAGAGTAAAGACAAGAGACGAGGCAAGAAAGAGAGCGGAGTGGCTCTATATGATATTAAGGGATTGCACTCCGGTTATTGCAGATTTACACACATCAAAAGCACAGGTTGTGACTGAATCAATGGTTATCAAGTATGTTCCGGAAAACTACACAATGGACGGAATACGATGCGACATTGCAATCGGGTTCGGGCAATTAGGAAAAATCATCGCAACAGGGGACACTCGTGATGATTTGATGGACGAAAGAGAACTTGCAAAGTATATCGTTGACAATGAAACGATTTCAGAAAATGAAAATATTGAATGCAGGAGGTAAAAATCAATGAATGACATCAAAAGAGGCGAAATGTTCTATATCAGCAGAGGGGGGGCATCCTACAACGGGAGCGAACAGCACTCCGACCGTCCGGCGGTAGTTGTGAGCAACAACAAGAACAATGAGAACAGCAATGTTGTTGAAATCGTATATATGACGACACAACCGAAAACAGACCTCCCGACACATGTGACAGTGAGGTCAACAGGGAGAATCAGCACGGTATTGTGTGAGCAGGTCTATTCGGTATCAACGGAGCGTGTAGGAACATACATCGGAGAGTGTACAGACAAGGAAATGGAGAACATCGACATTGCTCTCATGATTTCCTTGCAGCTTGACGGCAACATGAAAACATCAAAGAAATACAATGAGACAATCAAAGAGCAGCAGGAGGAAATCGACAGTCTCAAGAAAGAAATTGAGATGTTGCAGCAGGAGCATGAGGACGCAATCGCAGAGATTGAACAGGATGCAGCAGTCTATGTTGAGGAAAACAAGAAGATTGCAAACACGGAAAAGACAGAGGACACAATCAGATTACAGACAGAAAGAGACACATACAAGACCATGTATGAACAGTTACTCAACAGATTAGTGAATGGAGGAGCAGCATGAACAAAAGTACATTAAAGGCAGAATTTATCAATGCGAAAATCAAGGATGCGAAATACATCGGAGTGAGCATCAAGACGGAGGGCAGCAGTCAGCCGGAAATCATCATCAATCCGAGAGAGAATTTCGATGCGAAATTTGATTATTACATGGAGGCATACGATGACGATTTGATTCTGATTGCAGCAAAGGGCAAAAAGGACATCAGAATCACGGCAGCAGGGCAAGGAAACCGTTTCGAGGATATTGAATGTCAGTTATTAGGAGAGCGGGGCAAGGGTTGGAAAGAACTCATTGCAGGAGCGATTGACAATGCGTATGAGAAAATGATTGCAACCACACCTCCAACGACAGAGGAGGAACAGACCCATTGTGAAATGATAAAAGAGGCAGTCAAGGGAATGTTCATCAATGAGAGCAGGACGGCAGCAGAGGCAGAGTTCATCAAGACACACATTGTCGACTATGAGAAAATATTCGATGTGTGCATGAATGGTGATGACCTTGAGTTCAAAAAAGGACTTGTCAGATTGCAGAAAATGCAAAATGAATATGTCATGCAGCGGGAAAATGACTTATAGAGAAAAAGAGGCGTTCATCGGCGGGATAGAATTTGCGAGAGACTGGAATCTCGACATCCCGCCGGATGATTTGCGTTTATACGAGAGATTGATTCAAGAAAGGACGAAAAAAGAGAATGAACAAAGTCATATTGATGGGTAGGCTCACAAGAGACCCGAATGTAAGATATACACAGCAGAACGGTTCACAGGAATCCATGTGTGTGGCACGTTATACACTGGCAGTCGACCGGAGAGGTGCAAGAGACGGGCAACAGTCGGCAGATTTTATCTCATGCGTGGCATTTGGGAAAAACGGCGAGTTTGCGGAAAAATATCTGAAACAGGGAACAAAAATCGTTGTTACTGGCAGGATTCAGACAGGCTCATATACCAACAGAGACGGGCAAAAGGTATATACGACGGATGTTGTGATTGAGGAACAGGAATTTGCAGAAAGTAAGAAAGCAGCAGGAGAACAGGCAGAAAACGCCGGATATACAGACACAGGAGACGGATTCATGAGTATTCCGGACGGCATCGACGGCGATTTGCCTTTTATGTAAGCGAAAAGGAGGGTTGTGATAATATGGGAATCTTAAAAGGCATAATTGACAGATTTCGGGCGATGGGAAAGACAGAAAATGAGATTTCGAGCATCGTTGAGGCAGCAGCGGACAAGGCGACAGTGAATCCGGATGTTGCAAAGAATGAAAATCCACAAAAACCGGAAATCAAGATTGAAACAACAGCAGAGGCGTTCGTTGAGGCAGTTTTGCAAATGGGAACGACTTTGCAACAGGCAAAAACGGCAATTTTGAAAATGAGCAGTTTGAGAGATACGAAAAATCGCAAAAACACGAATAACTGGCGTAAAATGCACGGTCTGCCTATGAGAAGAAAGCAGAAAGCGAGGAAAAAGCATGAAAGAGGAAAAGGAGCAGACTGTCATTGACAAAACCTTGCTATATCTTGAGAATTATCGTGAAATGGAACGATATATCAAGGATGCAGTGTCAGAGACCTCACAAGTGCCGGATATAGGCAAATACAACATATCAGCAGAGAAAGCATTCCTCCAATCAATCAGAGAGTGTAAGGCAGAGACAATCATCCTGTTTGAACACTTGAAAAAGGCTCTTGCATCGCTCAAGGAAGATGCAGAGGCAACAGGTGAGGGGTACAAATACGACGCTCTCGAGGCGGTCTATATAAAGGGCATGTCATACGAGGATATAGTGAGGGAGACAGGATGCGGACGCAACTCACCGAAAAAGTGGTGCAGGGTGATGATTCAGCGGTTGTCAATCAAGTTATTCGGTGCAAAAGCGATTGAAAATGATAAAAACGGAGTGAAAACAGGGTGAAATGAGGGTGAAAACAGGGGTAAAAAGTGGGTGAACAAAAGACAAAATAAACGTGATAATATGTTAGCGTGAACAGTTGAGACGAGCGATTGCAGATATGCAGTCGCTTTTTTCTTGCCTGTTTGCCCTCCTGTTATATGCGGGTGGGATATACACAGTCATGTGCATAACTGCCCGCCTCTTGTGGATAACACAGCAGGAGAACACAGCAAGAGAGGAGAACACAGATGCTATTGAAATCATGCAGGTGTGGGAAGTTGATTCCGCAGTCAATGAAGATGTGCGAGGAATGTGAGCAACGGCAGCAGTCGAGACACATGATATATAACAACACACGGCGAGACGAGAGAGCAGCAGAGTTCTATGTATCAAAGGAATGGCGGGCAATGCGAGAGCGTATCATTGAGGTCTATGACAACGTAGATATATACGCATTATATGTCGAGCATGAGTTGCTCACATGCAATCCGGTTCACCATATCATTGAACTTGAGGACGACTGGGAACAGCGTTTGAATCCGTTCAACCTCATACCTCTCAACCATAAGACACACAACACAATCACTGCTTTATATAAGCAGAGCAAAGCAAGTATGAGAGCAACACAAAAACAGTTGAGGTCACTGATTGAGTACCACTTTCGAGAGGCAGGGGGATATAAAAAAGTTTTGTGCGATTCGTTTTTAGTCGCACCCCCTCTTTTCCTTGGAGAAAACTCCCCACGAGAATTTCAGTAGAAAGGTATATCCGAAAGAGGTGTCAGAATGTGACACAAAATACTGAAATGCTGACGGAAAGGAGGTTTGTTGCATCATGGCAGGACAGAGACAACCCACAGATTTGGTTGTAATGAACGGGCGAAAACACCTCACAAAAGCAGAAATTGAGGCACGGAAAAACGCCGAGGTCACAGCACCATGCGACAAAGTGAGACCTCCGTCATATTTGACACCGGAACAAAAGAAACAATTCCGGAAGATTGCGAAAGAATTACTCGAAATCAAACTGATTTCAAACCTTGATTGCGATGCATTGGCAAGGCTACTCATTGCACAAACGCAGTACATCGAAATCACGGAACAAATCAGAGAAACTCCATTGATGGAGGATGTTCCAGTCTATGAGACGAGGGAAAATCCGGACACAGGCGAAAAAGAACGTGTGCAGGTCGGTACAAGACAGGTCGTGAACGGAGAAAGAGAACGTCTCATGATAATTCAAGACCGCTGCATGAAACAGTGTAGGCAAGGAGCATCAGATTTCGGACTGACAGTTTCCTCCCGCTGCCGTTTGGTCGTACCGAAACCACAACAGCAAAAGCCGGAGAACAAATTTGCGAAATATGCAAATTAAGGCATGGCAAAAGCAGGAGAAACACAAGACCGCTGCACACAATACGCCCTTGATGTTGTATCGGGCAAGATAACAGCCGGAGAATATGTCCGTCTTGCATGTCAGCGACATCTTGACGACATCGAAAAATCGAAAGCAGCACCATACAAATACTATTTCGACGTTGAAAAGTCGGAGGAAATCATCAATTTCGCAGAGGAATTGACCATTGCAGAGGGTGAGGAAAATGAGCATGTGACGGCATATCCGTTCCAGTGTTTCATTTTAGGGTCACTCAATGGATGGAGAACAAAGGAAAAGTCATACAGACGATTCAGAACATCTTATGTGCAATTAGGACGACAGAACGGAAAATCGTTCATCAATGGTATTTTGGCGTGTTATTACGGCAATTTCGACGGGTACAAGTACGGAAAAATATTTTGTACGGCGACAAAGCAAGACCAGGCAAACATTGTTTTTGACGAGGTCGCAAAATTTATCAATTCCGACGAGGATTTGTCAGAGTGGTTCAAGGTTCACGACCACAACCACACGATTGACTGTCTGCTGACGCATTCGGAAATCAAAGCATTGTCCGGAGATACAAAGTCACTCGACGGACACCGTGCATATTTGGGAATCGTCGACGAGTACCACGCCCACAAAACAAACCAGATGTACAAACTGCTTGAGGGTGGTATCAAGAAACTCAAGTCGGCGTTGATTTCGGTTATTACAACAGCAGGATTCGACCTCAAGTCGCCGTGCTACAAGTTATATGAGTATTGCTGCAATCTACTCAAGGGCGTTTTCGAGAATGACAGTCAATTTGTGTATATCGCACAGATGGACGAACACGACGACAGGTACACGCCGGAAAACTGGATAAAAGCGAACCCGATTCTTGAGTTTGACAGGGATGCACTTGAGAACCTCATTCCGATTGCACACACTGCCCGTGATATGGGCGGGGAGGACTTGAGAGATTTCCTCGTAAAGCAGTTGAATATGTGGATGCAGTGGTCAAATTCGCTGTATATCAAGGACATTGCATCATGGAAAGCATGTGCAGTTTTGAAATCACTCAAGGATTTCAGAGGGTCAAAGTGCTATGTTGGCGTTGACTTGTCATCCGGAGGCGACTTGACATCAATCGCAATCGTGATTCCGTTCATGGTGGAGGACACGAAAAAATATTTTGTTCACACACACTCATTCATTCCGTCCTCAAGGGTGGATGAACACATCAAGACCGACAAAGTACCATACGACGTATGGATTGAAAAAGGTCTTGTGACGGTAACGGAAACACTGGGAGGAATCAAGACAGATTACAAATATATCATCAAATACCTTGAGGATTTGGTGAGAGAATACAACCTCAAACCGCAGTTGATTTGTTACGACCCGCACAACGCATCGGCGTTCCTATCAGACCTTGAGGCATTGGGATTCGATTCAATCTCTGTCACACAGACAGCGAAAGAGTTGAACGATGCGACGGTTGATTTCAGACTTGAGATTTTGGCGGGCAATGTGGAAATCGAGGGAATGGAGGTCGGAAAAGAGGGAAACAAGATTGTTGTTCCTGTCGACAGTTTGCTTGTGTGGTCTATTGCAAATGCAAAGACCATCTCAAACAACTACGGCGAAATAAAAATTGACAAAGACATCACGACAGAGAGAATCGACCCGATTGACGCTATCATCGACGCATGGAAACACGCAATGAAAGAGGAGTACCGTCCGGATGTGAATGAGACTGTCAATGAATGGCTTGAGCAATTTGAAAAATACATGAAGAAAGGCGGTGAGAAATAAATGAATCCGTTTCAGAGATTAGGAGTGAAAATTTCAAATTGGTGGAGAGGTGAACCACAGGACAGCGGAGGCGTTGTGACACTGAACTCACCGTCGTTCCTTGAGCGGATAGGACTGAAAAGAAAAGGGAAACCGACATCAGAGGTCACATATTTCACATGTCTCAAGATGCTGTCGGAGACCCTTGCGAAAATGCCTATCAAATATTATCAGAAAACGGACAAGGGAATCATTGAGGCAGAGGCGACGGACACATCAAAGCTGCTCTCAAAAAGACCGAATCCGTTTATGACACCAACGACATTTTGGAACACGGTTGAAATCAACCGCAACCATTACGGAAACGCCTATGTGTACATAAGAAAGAAGTTTGACCGCAAGAAATACGGCGGTGAAATCAAAATCGTTGATTTGTGGGTTATGCAGTCAAATTGTGTGCAGATAGTCGTTGACGATGCGGGAATATTCGCAGGAGTTGGGCGTTTGTGGTATGTCTACACAGACCCGACATCCGGTCGTCAATATGTGTTCAGTACAGACGAGGTCATGCACTTCAAAACATCATTCAGTTTTGACGGAATCACAGGACTACCAGTGCAGCAGATTTTGAGAGACACGGTTGCAGGTGCATCCGAATCACAGGCGTTCATGAATAACTTGTATGAGAGTGGTCTGACAGCAAAAGCAACACTCGAATACACGGGAGAGTTGAACGAAAAGGCAAAAGAGGCACTTGTCAAATCGTTTGAGGAGTTCGGCAGCGGGGCAAAGAATACAGGAAAAATTCTGCCTGTTCCGTTAGGAATGAAACTCACGCCCCTCGACATCAAACTGACTGATTCACAGTTCTTTGAACTGAAAAAATATAATGCCCTGCAAATCGCCGGAGCGTTCGGAGTGAAACCGAATCAAATCAACGACTATTCAAAGTCGTCATACAGTAACAGCGAAATGCAGCAGTTATCATTCTACGTTGACACAGAACTGTTCATAATCAAGCAGTACGAGGAGGAAATCAATTTCAAAATACTGCCGGATGAAGATGCAGACGACGGATATTATTACAAATTCAACGAAAAGGTATTGTTCCGCACTGATTCAAAAACGCAGATGGAATATTTGAGAAACGGTGTCGGGGGAATGATTATCAAACCGAATGAGGCAAGACGTAAACTCGACATGGAAGATGCGGAGGGAGGCGATGTTCTGCTTGCAAATGGCAGCATCGTTCCGTTGACTATGGCGGGAGCAGCATATTTGAAAGGTGCATCCGAACCGGATGAAACCGAAGAACCGGAGCAGCCGGAAGAAAAGACAGAGCCGGACGCAGAGCAGCCGGACACAGCAACAGAACCGGACGAAACCGACGAGGCAGAGGACGAGGATGAACAGGAGGGAGGTGAATAATCATGCCAAAGAGACGTTTTGATTTCACAAAGAAGAATAAACGCAGCGGAAAGGTCGAAAATGTCGGCTATTTGGATTTAGAGCAGGACGAGGAACAGAGCAGATGTTCCTTGTATTTCTACGGTGACATTGTATCGGCAACATGGGAATCCATGTGGTACGAGGAGGACAGATGCCCGCAGGACATCGCAGATTTTCTCAACCAGTTAGATGGCTATGAGGACATTGATATTTATTTCAATTCCGGAGGTGGAGACGTATTTGCAGGACTGGCAATCTATAACCAGTTAAAACGATACGACGGACACAAAGTCGGCTATGTCGACGGAATGGCTGCATCTATCGCATCGGTCATCATGTTCGCTTGCGACGAACTGCATTTTGCAACAGGGGCACAAGCAATGATTCACAAACCGTTGTGCATGGCATACGGCAACGCAGACGATTTCAAGGCAGTAATAAAACAGTTGAATCTCTGCGAGGATTCAATCCTTGACGTTTACATGGAACATGTGCAGGAGGGTGTCACAAGAGACAAGATTCAGAGCCTCATGAGCAATGAGACATGGTTCGACAGTAAGAAGATGCAGCAGTATTTCAATGTCGAAATCGAAGAAAAGGCAGCAGTCGCAGCGTGTGCATCCGACTATTTTGAGAAATACAACAATATTCCGGAGGCACTCAAGGGAACTGAAAAAGAAAACATTGTCGATGCAGTGCTTGCAGAACTGGAAAAGAGAAACAGTGCAGCAACACAGGCAGAGGAACGGAGAATCGAGGCAGAAAAGCGGGAGATTCTCGATGATTTATACCTTTACGGTATGTAAGAAATGGAGGACAGAAAGTCATGAATAAGGAATTACAGAAGTTATTGAAACAGATTAACGACAAGAAAAATGAAGTCAAGAGCCTTGTGAACGACGGAAAACTCGACAAGGCAAAGGCAGCAAAGGAAGAACTCAAGGAGTTACAGAACAGATTCGACCTCCTCTATGATTTGGACGAGGACGAGCAGGGCAGTATTGAGGACAAGGTCAACAAAGGCACTGCAAAGCAGGTCGGCGGTGAGAAAAAGGTTGACAAAAAGAACCTTGTGAAAGCGTTCGTCAACATCGTAAAAGCGGGATTCCTGCACAGAGAGGCAGACGAGGCAGATGTTGAGGTGTACAAGAACACACTCACATCCGACACAACCGCAGGAAGTGAGGGAGAGGTCGGAATCGGCGTGACTATTCCGGAGGACATCCGAACAGACATCATCGAACTGCGTCGTTCATCCGACAACCTTGAGCAGTATGTCAATGTTGAGGGGGTTGTGACAAAGACCGGAACACGAAACATTGAGGTTGATGCAGAATCAACACCGTTCGACAACGTGGATGAGGCTGCGGATTTTCCGGAGATGGACGAGCCGGAATTTTTACCGATTGAGTACAAGGTCAAGAAAAAAGGTGGAATCCTCAAGATGACCGCTGAACTGCTTGAGGACACAGCAGCCAACATCATGGCGTACATCAACAAATGGATTGCGAAAAAGACAAAGGCAACCCGTAACGCAATGATTCTCAAGGTACTCAACGAAATGACAAAGGGAAAAGAGGTCACAGTGGAGAATCTCGACAGCCTCAAGGATATTTTCAATGAGCAGTTAGACCCTGCGATTGCAGAATCCTCAATCGTCATCACAAATCAGAGCGGTTTCAACTACCTCGACAAGTTAAAGGACAAGGATGGAAACTATATTTTGCAGAAAGACCCGACACAGCAGACAAAGGGAAAAATGCTTTTCGGGGAATACAGAATCGTGAAACTGTCAAAGAAAACGCTCAAGTCTACACCGATTATGAACAGCAATGGTCATACAATCGACGGGTACAAGCACCCTGTTTTCTGCGGTGACTTGAAAGAGGCTATCACACTTTTTGACAGAAATGTTCTGACAATCGACCTCAATGACAAAGGTGCGGGGTTATGGGATAAGGACATGACAGGTCTCAAGGTTCGTGACCGTTTCGATGTGCAGGCTGTTGACAAGGATGCAGTCATCAAGGGTGAAATCACAGAGATTGTCAACGGGTAACAAGGCAGCAGGGCGGTGAATCCGTCCTGCTATTGAAAGCAGGTGAAAAACATGACGGATGAAGAAAAAGAGAAATACAGAGACGGTCTGATTGCCACATGCAAGGTATATTGTCACATCGACTATGATGACGACATGGAAATCCTTGAATTGATGTTTGATGTGACCATGCAGGAAATGACGGAACTGATTCCGAATTTCGACCAGTACAGCCTCACAAGCCGTCAAAAGCTGCTTGCATTTATATCCGTGAAAGAACTCTACGACAACCGTGACAAATACCGGAGCGACACGAAACTGCTTGCCTCTGCTGCCTCCTCAATGCTTTTGAAAGAAATATACGGAGGTGCAGCACAATGACAGGCAGAATCAAGATAATTCGCAAGGTGTCGAGCGTTGTTGATGGCAGACGGCAGCAGGAGGAAACGGAGTTTTATTCCTGTTGGTGCGAGGTCAAGAGTTTGGGAACAAATGAGAAATACACAGCCTTGCAGACCGGACTTGAAAACACAATCGTTTTTGAGACACGAACGTGCGACAAGATGGAAGAAATCCGACTGAACTTGAAAGAGTTCTATGCGGTGTACAAAGGCGTTGAGTTCAAGATATATGATGCGTCTCCAATGTTCACGGACGACAGGAAATACCAGTTGAAATGTAGAGCGGGAGCATAGTGTCATAATCTGACACCGGAGGGATGCGATGAAAATTGAAATGGAATTTCAAGGCTTGAAAGAACTCATGAAAGCATTTGAGGATGCAGCAAGCGACGAGGACATCCGAGCAGTCAACAAAAAGATTGTTGAGCAGGGGGAACCAGTCGTGAAACGCATTATGTCGGGGAAGATTCCAAAATCGGCAGATATAAAGTTGAGCGGTCGAGGATTCGGCTCAAAATCATCGGTCACATCACACGCAGCGGACAGCGTTCCACTGGGGGCGGTCAAGGTGAAAGACACCGGAGCGTCAGCGGATGTCGGATGGGAAAAGTCGGACAATAGCGAACACTTTTATGTGAAATTCATAAACTGGGGAACTATCTATCGCCCGCCTCAAGAATTTATCTATGCGACAGGGCGTGAGGCAGATGCGGAACTGCAAAAAATCGCAGAACAGGAGTATCAATCCTATTTAGATAACACAATGAAATGAGGTGATAGCGTGAACAGTCCGGACATCATAAAAGACGCATCGGATGCGTTGCAGCAGATTTCAGACAGGGGAATCACTGTCATGCAAGGGTGGTATGACAAGGACATCCATGAAACACATGTGACCTTGTGGGATTTGGGAGAAGTCGACGAGAACTTTTCGGATGATGATGCGGAGGGAGTGACGCTGTCATTGCAGGTCACTATTTTTTCGGAGAGTGACGAGGTTGAACTTGCGAGGGAAATCAAGAAACTCATGAAAGAAAAAGACTTTTCGTTTGAGGGCAGGAACGGAGACGATTCCAAACCGGAGGACGGAATCTATATGAAAGCACAAAGATTTTCAAAATTTTATGAAATGGAGGAATAGACATGACTGAAACAGTAACACCATTAAGCGAAACAGTATCACAGATTGTTAGAAGTAGAACATGCGGTTGTAGGGATTTCTACATCGCAAAAATCACACAGAATGATGCAACAGGATATGTTGCGGGAACTCCGGTGAAACTGGCAAGAGCAATCAAAGCGAAAGTTGATGAAAAATGGACTTCTGAAAAGATTTACTCCGATGACGGAACGGAGGAGGTCATCAACTCATACGAGGGAACAGAGGTCGAATTTGAGGTCAATGCACTTGCACCACAGGACAGACAGATTTTATTCGGGCAGTTATACGAGAACGGTTTCCTCATTAAGACAGCCGACGACAAAGCACCGGAGGTCGCTGTCGGATGGCGTGAGAGAAAACTGAACGGAAAGTATGATTTCAAATGGTTATACGCCGGAAAGTTTGCAGAGGGAATCAGCGAGGAGGCAAGCACAAAAGAGGGCAAATTGTCTCCGACAACAAAGAGCATCAAGGGTTCATTCTACGAGAGAAGTCTTGACAATGCGTATGAGATTTCGGTCGATGAATCCAATCTTGTGAAAGAGAACACAAAGGCAGCAGAAGCAATCAAGAGTTGGTTTTCAAAGGTGCAGGAAAAGAACGACGCAGCAGCGTAACAAGGGATATATAACAGGAGGATAAACCATGAAAAGAAAAATCATCATCAGCAACAAAGAGTTCACAATGCCGAAAATGTCGATTGATACATACACGGAGTATCTCGATATTGCGGAGCAGATTGACACACATCCGAGATATACAAAACAGGACATTGAAATAATGGCGATGTTTGTCTGCAAAGCATACGGAGACCAGTTTACCGTTGAGGAATTAAAGAATCCGGAGACCGGACTGGATGCAGCAGGTTTGATTCTTGAGTTCCAGTTCATTGACGCAGGAATCGGGGAAGAACTCACCAAACGCATGGAGAAGATAGAGAAAAATTTTCAGAGTGGCAAGTGATACCGGAAATAGAGGTCACTTGCAGCGGGAAAAGATATTTTATCAACTCCA